TTTGTAATTCTATGTCTGAGGAGAACTACTGAATTGTTGGCTCTCCCTCTTTGTGGGTTTTTTTCCCACCAGTTTCCGGTTTTGGCGGCGAGCATTTCATCATCATCAGCCGAAAAAAGTGATATAAGAGCAGCACGACGAATCCCCCCGGCAAGAACAGCATCAGCAATGTGACAAACAATATCGTGAACTTCAATAGGACGTAATTTATCACCAGTCTCCTTTTCGGCTAGAATACCTTCAATTTTGACAAGACATTCGCGCAAAGGTTGCGGGCCAGGTGCCTTGCCGCCACTAGTAACTAGTGAGGCGCCCTTCGGACGGATATCAGAAAAATCAAATCTTAGCGGGGTACCTCCAAAAAAATAACTTTTTATTAAAGTCTTGATAGCATCGGCCCAGCCCTCAATTGAATCGCCAATCAAATACCGTTTTGTTCTTTTCGATACAGGTTTTTGTATTTCAGGAAGCTTCTCAATATGGTGCTTTTGTACACTAAATCCAACACCAGTTCCCCCAAGTAAGAGAAACATTGTTTCACTGAAAGATAACCAATTATCAACAGGAAGGTAGGCACAATTATAAATACGGTTAGGAGCCACCTCGATAGGTTTACCGCCAAATTGCATAGAGCGCATAGAAGGGAGGACTTTTTTGTTATAGACATATTCATAAGCATTTTTAATCTCCTCTTTGAGTTGAGGGTATTTCTTAAGGTGCATATTTTTATTTCGTGTAACTAGTTCTTTCCAGGTCTCACGACGATTTTTCTTCTTTAAATAACGCGCATATTTCATGTAAATTGTAATATCTGATAAAATTTTTGATGATAGCTCCATTAGCTTAGTACTCCGTCTTGTCTGTATTTTTTATATTTATCTTTAAGTTTTTGATTCAAATCTCCAGGATCAGAAGCCGGCATGATATTTCCAATCTCAGTCTTGTCAATAATTTGTAATCTTACACACGACGTATCCATATGCATAGAAAATATCAGCCCGTCGGGGCCATTGCGATTTTTAGCAATGTACATTCTTGCTTGGTTAGAATTTTTATCTTTGATTGTTCTCGATATAGAACAAATAAAATCTGCTACAAAACATTTATTGAAGGCTTCTGAGATTGATTCCATAGTTACGACTTCGGCACTTAATCCTGAACGATTTGTCTGCGATGCTGTCCAGATTGGACATTGTTGTTCTTGAGCAATTGCCCTTAGCTCTTCATAAATAGACTCTAATTCATTCCTTTTCTCTTTGTAAGTTTTGGTCGGTCGGAGCAAATCAGCGTAATCTACTATAATCATATCAATTTTTCGATTTTGTTTTTTTAATTTTTCTAAATGTTTTCTTATTGTGTTGGGAGAAGCAGTTTTTGTTGGGTATTCTTTAATTATAAGAGATCCTTTAATATCTACAATATTTTCAAATACTTCGTCCTTTCTATCGAATAATTGTGACAATGGTACGCCTGTTGTACAACTATCATATCGCTGGCCAGTTACGGCTTCAGACAGTTCCAAAGTATAATGTACTATATCTAGCCCATTTTTAACAGCTGTCGATCCCAAGTGGGCCAGAGCCATCGACTTACCAGCACCAGTAGGGGCAATAATAACACCTAACTCCCCGGAACCAATACCTTTTCCTAGGATACTATCAATCTTTTCCCATCCGGTTGAAACAGGATTGCGCGCCCTAATTTCATATCGCGCCTCAAAATCTTTTAGGAAGTCATGGCCAAAATTATTGTCCATTCCTAGTTTCAAGGCTTCATCAATAACTTGTTTTACCTCATCAAAAGATGAATTACGAATTAGCTCTACAGACTGTACCAGCGCGCTTTTTAGCTTTTGTTTCTTACAAAAATCTAAGCTTGTGTCTTTGATATATTTCTTATCTTGAATATCACGAGCTTCGCAGCGCGCATAATAATCACGAACCTGTTTTTGTAAAGCAGGCGAATAATGTTCTAATTCTGTACGCAATATTGACGTGAATATATCTGTCGACGGATGTACTCCGTATTGCTTCCTATAATTAAAAACGCGCTCAATAAAGGCGCGCAAATACTTTAATTCAAAAAAGTTTATATCTAATACTTCTTCAATTTGATCACAGAAAGGACGATCTTCAAATATTAGCTGTGCTAATGATTCTTGAAAGGCCTTTCCATACTTGGAAAAATCCATACCCTCAGTCATTTTATCCTCTTACTGTTTCGCCATTCTCTGGAAAGCCTGAAACATCCCAGAGAAACTTACCTGTGCAAATTCATCTCGCATCATCATCTTCATAACATTCATTTTGCTAAAAGTCAAATCTGGATTTTCAATTACTTCTTGAATTTCTTTTTTGTGATCCAGAGACAATTGTGGAGCGTAAAGTTGCATCATCTTATAGTTTAATCTAATAACCCTTTCATTATCGACAACCTCTTTCCACATTTTTCTTTTACTAGTTTGTTGATTTTCGCGACAATAATCTAATAATTCATCAATTGTAATTTGTTGATCGCTATTAAATTGCGGAAAATCCTTTTTGATTCGGCCTTCGCCAACCCCAGAAATTCCCGGTAAGTTATCACTCTTGTCGCCAATCATTGCTTTTGCTAAAGCAAAATTATGAGGATGTATTTTAAATTCATTGAGAACGGTTCTGCTATTATATACACGATTCTTTTCGATTGGGCGCATCAATACTGTTTTGCCAGAAACTAATTGATAAAAGTCTTTATCATTAGATACGATTACCTTTTCACAATTTTCTAGTTCTGGCATTTGACAAATATATGCCACGATATCATCCGCCTCAATATTATCGAAACGAAATTGAATTACTGGCATTTCGTTAAAATATTCAATCAAGCGAAGCTCTTGAAAAAAACGATTCTGTTTTGCCTCATCTTCATCCAAATGATGAAAAGCTCGATTTAAACGCAATGGCGCTCTTCCTGCTTTATAATCTTTCTTCATTTGTTTGCGCTTTAATGAGCCGCCGGGACCATCCCAACAAATAACAATATGATCTGGCTTTATATCATTACAAAGTTTCTGTAATGATTGTAAAGTACCTTTAATGCCCCCAATCGGCCCCCATTGGGACTCTGATGGATTGACCACATAATTACGCAAAAACAAGTTGAGCTGATCAATGACCAACACCCTTCCACTAATTGACATTTTAAACCTCTATCTGTAAATTCGACTATAGTATTTTGAAGCCTTCACCGGCATAAAAGAATATACGCCTTGAATTTTTCTGGCCTCGGTGGACATTTTGCGAAGATGTGATTTGAGATTATTCTCTGATAAAAAGAAACGTACATTTAATGTTACTCGCTCAACAGCATCAGAAACAGGTTTTGAGGGTACCGTGACATTAACAATTGTAATGCCACAAACGCCACGTAATTTATCTGATATAATTGTTAGATTCTCGTCTCGTGAAAGTCTCATTATCACAGTTGCTTCAAACAGACCTTCATCGAACACTTCTTTTATCAAGTTTTTTAAATTCATACTATTATTAAATAGTTATAATCAAATATAGAAACTCTTTAATCTGAAATATCGCAAATATTATCTTATGCTTTATTTTTATCCATCGAATGCCAACCCTGTACAACAACCTCGTCCATTATCTGGAGGATTCTTGATCTAAACTTTTCATTCTTAATTTTCTCGTGCCACTTGGTAAATTGAAACTTTTCTGACGTTCCATCTTCAAATACCAGAGTATACCATGCGCCGTTACGTTGTAGGTGTTCAGATGGCTGAATCGCATCAAACCAACTTTCTTCATCACATATTCCAACGTTGCCGCCCCAAAGAATCTTAAATGTACATTCTCGACCTAGGGATCCAAAACGTGACTTTTTAATTCGCGCCTTGACTTCAGAACCAATCTTGTAGCCATATTCATCGGTGACATATGATGCTTTCGCTTTTCGTACAGTAAGCCAAATTCGTAAAGAATATGAATATGGTAACGCTTTGCCTCCAGGTGTGACATATGGTTCTGTCATCAAAGAAGCACGATCGGTTGTAATATTTGTCTTTAACTGGTTCAAAGCCAGCAAAGTACATTGACCATTAGCGAGCGGTATCGTCATCTTTTTCATTGCCTTAGATAAAAGACGTGCCTTATAGCCAATAGACGATTGCGGATCAAAATCCTCATCCAACATCTTTCTAGTTGGCGTTTGAGCAACACTATCCCAGACAAACAAAATTTTCTTATCAGTTTCGCCCAAGAGCATTTCCATGGTCTCATACACAAATTCAACAGTTTTTGCTTGCGTATAGACAATATCGGCAACATCACAGCCGGCCTGCTCTAAAAATGCCGGATCTAGCGCTGATTCTGAATCAAAATAAACAACCGAGATTCCCATCTTTTGAGCATTTGCAGCAATTTGAGCTGCCATATAAGATTTACCTGATCCTTCTAGGCCAGCTAATTCTGTAATTTTACCAACGGGAACTCCCCCATTTACGTTGCCCACACAAACAATTTTGTTGAGCCATGTTGATCCGGTTGGAATCCATTCTTTGACTTCTGTTGGATTGTCCTTCGTGAGATCATAAGCGAGAACTTCGCCTGCCTTTTTATTGATTAAGTCTCTTAAACTTGTCGTATCTAATCTGCCATTTGTATTCTTTTTCTTGGCCATTTATTCCCTCGGATTAAAAATTGGGACCTCTGTAAACCCAGGCCCCCCTGCGGTTGAGGGCTTTACCCGTTCAATAGCTCTTTAAAAGCGCGATCGGTGTTGCTATCACTGCTGTCATAGCGCTTCGATTCGGTTGAAACGTCTTCCGCATCATCCTGACTCAGGAGAAATTCATCAAGCATGGTTCGAACCTCTTGCGGGGTCTTGCGCTCAAAAACCTCCTCAAAGTTAGGAATGGAATCAAGCCACGCATGAACCTGATTTTCGTCCTCCGACAAAGCAGAAGTCTTACGACGAGGCGTAATTGACGTCTGCGGAAACTGTGCGCCAACAGGCTTGCCATAATTAATGACTAAATCAGTACCCTCGGCTGTGTCGGTAACATCGCCGTAATCGGGGTTTAATACTAGGCTAAGCAGCTCTTTGTAGGCAGTCTTACCGTAGCCCCAAATTTTAACGCCCTGGTCTTCCTGGCCCCTTACAATGACCGGTGTGAAGAAACGCTGGCGTGCGCCGAGCTTCTTCGCAAGTCGGACATTATCGTCACCGCCTTCGCGATAAAGCTGGCGGATAAAACTATCCAATGGATCTTCCTCGCCGAAGTTCTTCTTCGGGCTCAAGAATCCCGGGTTGTTTCCAACGTTGTAGTGAAACCAATACTCCTTGAAAGGATCGCCATCAGCAGTCGGCACCAGGCGAATGGTGGTTTCTCCGTCATCGGGGCGCCAAAAAATATTCTTGCCGCCTCGGTTCTCTAGTGCGCTCATCTTCTCGCGCATCTTCTTCAAATCAATACCCATGATAAACTCCTTTTTTTTTGTTCCGTTAAGGTATAGTCAGTCCGATTGGTCGATCGAACCGCTTATTATGTGTATATTATAGTAACGCTATTCTTCGGAGTCAAGAGAAAAATCATAATTTTCTTCTTGAATCATCGAAGCGAAAGAACAAGAATACACATAATCTTGATCATAGTTGTTTTCGTATACTGAATACGAAACTTTCATTTTGTCTGTCATGAAAGATCTAACTTGTTTCTTTATATTTTTGATCAATGACGCGTCCGACTCTAAGTTCTTTTTACATATTGAATAATATAGGTGTTTTTCCCTCGGAAACTTTAAATCATAAAATAAAGATTCTTTTCCATCTTTATCGACCAAGCCAAAAGTCGCTATCTTGCACATCTCCTGTGGACTTCCCTGTGTTTGTATAATTGGATCAATATTTTGATAAACGTTATACATATGAAAAGTCGACGCAATCAATTCATTGATTTTGCTAAAATAGCTCTTTATTGTTAAATCGCCCAAGGCCTCTTCACATTGAGAATTTGAAACAACAAACATCTTATCTAATAAGCTTGAACGGGCGTATTGCTGTAAAACATGAAACACCAAGCGTTCTTGTCTATAAGCCGCCTCAGACAATAGATCAATATCGGGCTTAATATATAAAATTGATATCTTTTGTGAATCAATTTGTTCCAAAAGTCGCAATATAGCGCCGGATATAGCGCCGGATCCACCAACAATAACGGTATAGGGATTTTTTGTACCCTCCAAGAATTCTTTAATAGAAGGAAAATTTTCTTCATATTTTTCAATATTTTCTTGTGCTTCTATAAGCTTAAAATTTTCTTCATCTCGACCTTGAGAATCAATATACAACGTTTTGTATTGTGGATATTTATTCAATATTCGAGCAATATTGCAGCCGGCGTTTCCTAAACCAATAATAGTTGACATTATATTTTTCTCATATCTCCAAAATTTCTACCCAATGAAACGTTTGTTTTAAATATTCCAAGATCTGTATTTGAAAATATTTCAATGATTTCATTAAGTTTATGTCCTTCTGACTTACAAACATCAATTATAATACTATCGTGTATAACAAAAGCAATAAAAGATTTTTCAAGAAGTTTGTTTATTTTAGTGGCCTGCTTCAATACCAGATCGCTGGTTGTGCTCTGTATAATATAGTTCAGAGCTTTTCTTTCTTCAACGAGAATTTTTCGATCATAAAAAGTATTAACAAACTCGCCATCGTAATAATAATCTAATATCTTCTCTTTGTCAAATATTTTTTCTAATTTCTTATTCGAAGCCTTCGTATTATAAAGCCAGGCAAATGTTTTTTCTTTGGATTTCTCTCTTGTAATCTTGTTGTTAAAGACATTTTCCAATATCCAATCATGAATATCAATTGTTGGCTGCTCCATCTTCAAGAGTCCAAATGCAGTTCTCAACTCTGCTGAATTGTAATCAAGTTCCAAAAATAAATCATTTTGAGGCTCGATTATGTTTCTACTTTCTTTGTTAATCGTTAATATTGGAAAACTACTTGATGTTGTGGCCAATCGTCCTGTTTTGGTCTTCCATGGATCATAGCAAATTTTATTGGGCATATGTGGCTTCTTTTTTAAAAGGGCCCTCGACTTTATATTTGTTGTTTTGATCGAATTCCAATTTAAATTTAAATCGGCACCCTCAATACCGGCAATCAACTCAACTATATCTTTCATTAAATCATAATTTTTAGGTTTCTCGTAATTTTCGAAAATCCACTGGCATATTTCATTTTTAATCTCGCAATATTGAAATAAAAATTTTTGAGGCACCAAATCATAAAAACAAACATCGTTTAAATTAAGTTTAGCAACACCAAAGCTGGTGTAGAAAGTACGTAATTTTGCCTGAGCTGTCTCCCACTCTTTTTCAAGGTGTTCCGGACATATTTCATCCAGAGTTTTTCCTAGTACATATATTTGTGCATAATCTATATTTTTATCAATTAATGCGGAATTTTGTCTCCAGGTCATAGAAAAATCTTCTTTTGCCTCGGGCCAAAATTGCTTTTTATGATAAAAGTTAATACAACCATTTTTATTATCAAGCGCTTGAAACAACATATAGTACATTATAGCAACGATTTATAAAAAATCAATAAGATTTAAATGATACATGGCTCGTTCCAACACTCGTTGGAACAATATTTTGTGAACTTTTCGGAAAAGTACGTCCAGAATTTAATAAAAACGCGGCTTCAGTGAGTTCATTTAAGAAATATTTTTTAATTCTTCGATTTAAAAACCCATAAGCATGATCAGGGCTTTTTGCCACATACAATGTTTTTGCTATCTTCATAGTATATTTTATATCTTCTTCCTTTAAATCATGTTTAAGTTCCAAAAGCCTGAATCTAAAAACTTTTTCCATCCAATAATCTTTATAATTGTAAACTACACTTTTTTCATAATCCGTGAGTTCTTTCCTGGGAACGCTTCTTCTTAGGAGACCACCAACGTTATTTCTACATACATAATAAGAAGATTCTGGATATTTCACTTTGTATTGGAGCAATGTTGTATACATCGCATACATATACTCTCTTATCAGGCTATAATCTAAAATAAATGTCTTTATATAATATTGATCAAAAAGATTTTTCGTACCATATTGATATGTTATATCAAAGGCCGGCTGAGCCATCATAATTTGCATTGATTCAGAATTTAAATTGGCTATTAAGCGCCAAGGAATATTTCTGTCGACCGCAAATCCAAATTTGTTTGCCAGATTTTTGAAAAAGCTAAAATTAATATCATTAACAAAAACATTTTGTTTTGGCAAATCATCTGCCGGATTTGCTCCAAAAAATAAATCTATTATCAAGCCACTAATGTGGGGCGGCACTAAGTTACTTGTAACATAAGAAGAAAACGTAAACGGAGATCCGTGCGCCGTAACATTGTCTCGAATAAATATAAAAAACTCTTCCACAAAGTCATCAAAATTTGAAACACGATACTCTATGTTCCGATATTCCAGATAAGAGGTAAACATATTAAGCAAACTAGTCATATATCTATGATAAGGTTGATATGCCGCACTGAATGCTTGACCAGGAGTAAATTGTCTAAATACTGTTTGGTTACTTGGTATTAGATTTTTTGCCAAATATTTATTCATTTCAATTAACAGTTGATTAAATGCCAATGAAACAAAATTTAAAGTATAATATGTTTTATTATCTTTTGCTTTTAGAGATCTCAGAAAACTTTCTCGCGCAACAATAATATTTCCTTTTCTATCAAGCCTGCCATATAAATTTCTATCATACCATAAATCAGCAGTACCAATTTCAGGTGGGCGCTCTGCTTGTCCCTTATTAACTAAAATATCTTTTTTATATTTCTTTCTATAGGCATATAGATCAAGCGTATCTGATGTATTTGTTGCTAAAGATTTTGGTGGTAAATTTATTGACATATATTAAATCTCTTTTATTAGTAAATCAGGTCCCAAATATCTCCTATGAGAGTCGTTGGGTCGTCGTCGGCTGCGGCGTGAGCTACGGTTATAGTCTTACAGCCGCTATGGGTCCAGCCCGGGGTATTCATACAGTCGTCATACACTTGTTTTCTCTCCGGATCCAAGCCATTAATCCACTCTCGGTCGACGGCTGCGCCCATCTCGCCGGCAGTCCCCGGTGGCGCCTCCGGTGGAGGGCCAGTTGTTGGCGTAGTAGCGCCGCCCGTTGATGGGGGGCCCACAATAGTAGCCGACGTTAGCGCACTGCCGGCAACCTCTTCTTCTGAATCAGCGCATACACCATTTGAGTTAAACATACACTTGAGCTTTGTAACATAGCCGGACGGACTCAATTGCCCCGCCACATTAAAAATATTATAATAGCCACCCAACCCTATTGTGCGCGCAACTTCCGAATCGACGCCCATAGTTTTTGGATCCAAAAAAACATATTGACCATTTCGAAACATTGGGCAGCCAAATAAATCTACAGTAGCATTAAATTTTGCGAATAATTGGCCTAGGCCGGTCTGGCCATCATAAATCGTTCGGGCTTCAGTCGCATATTTTAAATCAGCGGCTTCAAATTTTATATTTTTTACAATGCCTCGATCAAGACCAATGCCCAAGTGATATATGCCATCTTTCTCATCTTCTACTTTATTGACTTTTCGCTTTATAAGATTTCGGGCTGCGCCATGGAGTATATTATAATGAAGTATTTTGTCAGAAGAAACGCCATCTAGTGGACGAGTAAAAAAGTCTGATATAGGTTGTCCCCGGGCCGATAAAACTCCGAGTTGGGAAGTAATTCTAGGATATTTCCATTCGGCGGCCGGCGTACGAAGATCCTCTCCTTGTGTTCGAGGACCGTCCTCCAGGACTCTGGTACCCGTCGCTGCCCTAGTCATGCGCGGAATTGGCTCACATTTCGAAACATCGCCAGGATTATGGCACTGACCGGCCGGTCTGTATTTGGTAGTAATTGAGGTGGTACTCAGAGCCGGAACGGGAGCACCGCGACCGCCGATGCATGCGTCGCCCATGGCTCTAAAAAATAAATCATTCATGATGTCTTTGATATAATCTCCAACAAAATAACTCGTACGACCGGGTTTAATTACATGTTCTCTCCAGAACATAACAAATTGATCAAGTGACACCGGAATATCAGCGATGTTCACAGATTTGGGGCGTTCTTGAAAATCATGATAATCAATTTTTCCGGTACACAAACGCGAATTTGTTCCCGCAATAGTTGCCTGTTGGTTCGCCGCGTTGAGGCCAATATAATTTGGATTCATAAAATTAACGTAGTACATCCCCAAATCGAGAAGATCCCCCATAAATATAAAGGTAACAACGCGGCGGTTTGATTGTGCCATCGAGGATTGTATGAAACTCTCACAGTCGATGATCTCCTCGGCGTCCTCCGGCTCTTCGGCCTGATCAACGATAGGCTGCTGCGGATCCTCTCTGCCAAAATATTCGGATTCGCGACCTTCTTCGCGGGCTCGGTCCAGCGCTCGGCCGGCCTCTCGACTTATTCGACTAGTTTCACAATCAATGGCGGCGACCATTCCTCCTTCGGTACCGCGGGGGCCTCGGCCAATGCCTGGACGTCCATCAGGACCAAGCATACCAGAACCGCCCGTAAGGCCTTGGGTAGCCGGCGCGCCGTGGCCGCGCTTCGTGCGTCTGAGTGTAGTTAGAGTTTGATCCAAATCTTTTACTAACATGGCTTGCGTCACGCCATGCCAAGAAGAAGAGGTATTTGCGGCTTCGCGTGCGCTGGCATAATCTTTGTTCTTGGCTTCGATTTCGCCAGGCTTGATTTGAGAGCCTACAGCCGGGTCCATCTGATCAACTGCCCTATATTGCTTAAGCGTATCGTCCCTCACATAAAATTGATAAACTTTTTCGTGCGCCAACAGATCTTCTAGAAATCTTCTATAAAAGTTAAGCCTGTGTATTTCAATTATGGCTTTTGTGGTCTTATCGACTGACTGTAATTCTCTTTTGGCTTGTTTTTTTATTGCCTCTTTTGATAGTTTTTTGGTCGCGCATGCACCGGGGAGTACCCCCGTCTCAACTTGATCAATCTTGTTCGAACGTTCTTGTTTTATGCTTTCCTTTTTTTTGTTACCTCTCATGGTACGATCGCGGATCTGATCTTTTAATATGTAAAACATATCAGCAGTTGGCTCTGTTAATTCACCCTCAAGAGAACCCCTATAATCAATCGTTAAAGATACTGTTCCATTGTTTTTAAAATCCAAATTATAATTTATCATCTCTAAGAAAATATCAAGTTGTAGGTCTCTAATAAGATTTCGATCATCCTGAGAGAAAATAACGTCATCAGATGCTGGTGGCACTGCCCAGCCAACAGAAGCCTTAATTCTTCGATATTTTGGATTAAAAATTAATTCACTGTTTGGCTTATATACATCACGCTCCTCTTTTGCTGTTCTACAAAAATTTAATATGTTATCGCTCGTATATGCTTTGTTATAATCATATCTGGGTATCATTCTTTTGGTACGAAGCAACAAATCTAAAAATGCGACACCATTGCGTTTTTTGGTAAGAGCTTCAAAATTTGTAAATACTAATTCTAATCTTGCCTTAATTGATTTACGAGTTGTCGCAGGATCTTTACCATCAAATTCATAATCAAAACTTTTTAATCCTATGCCATATGCCCTTCCTTTATGATTTGTCATTATATCGTCGATGATATCGCTGCTGATATAGTCATCAAAAAGAAATTCTGAACTCGAAATTTCTTGTGGTAGTGGCCGGCCCTCCTCGCTCGACGCTGGATGATCTAGAACATTAGTATTTTGATTTTCATATTGAATCATAAATAATCTTATTTTAGGGATAAGAAACGATAATTGATGTGGCTTATATGTGAAGAACTTCTCGGCGCCTGGTCGGTGAGCCAACTTACTAATAGCTGCAGCCGGATCTCCGCCGATCGGAATTAAATCATGCCATCGATTATTAAGATCTCCCGGCGGAAGGTAATTACGTATTACATCTTGAAAATCAAGTAAAAGGCACTGATCTTGAAAAGCGGCGATACGGCGGGCAGTCTCAGCGGCTTCAAAAGTTCCTTCATCATCATCTTCATCATCATCATCGCCCGGGTCGTCGTCGCAATCCTCGTCGGCTCTGATGAAACAATATTGACGCTGTTCTATAAAAAGAGGATCTAATCGCTCTTCTATATCTAATTTATCAAATAAAAGCATTCATTAAATTCCCAAAAACTGATATACAACTTCTAAAGGGCCCGGGATCATAATAAGATTTCCTGTTTGAACATGGGCTTCGGTGGGCTTTTGATTAAACCATCCAATAACCCACCACGCAGCGGGATCATCATAATAACTTGATGCTAATTTCCAAAAACGATCTCCGGTTGTCCAGGTATGGTGTTGAACACTGAAACTACTCATTTGTTCTGTTGTTGGATATTGAAATCTTTTTGAGCCATAATGTGCTATAAAAGGCACATATCGATCTTTGAGTATTTTGCTATATATATCATTATTGTTCAGAAAAGTAATTCTTAATTTATCTCTTTCGATTGCCATAATATAACACCTCCCTGGCTATTGATTGTTTATCATATATCAAAATGTTTGGAATGCTTTAGCGACGCCAAACATTTGACCCACCTCTGAATCTCTAAATGATCCTTCTGGTGTCACAACTGCGCTATTTTGACATGTAGCATCTGTTGTGAGGCCTAGGCCGGTCACATAATCAGCTGCTTCACATTCTTTGGTCCCTGTTGCTAAGTCGGGCGGCCTCGTGGTACCAAAGTCACCGACGACGGCGGTACCGTATGGAAAATTTTGTTTTCTTCTTTCTATGCTTGTTCCAGATAATTTAAATCCCAGACCGTGCTCGTGTAAAACGTTAAATGAGCAATTTAAACTAAATTCCATTGGAATGAGTGTTCCCGAGGCCCCCTTATCATGAAAGCCGGCTTCAAAGTTTGGTGTAAAATTAATCCCATCTAAATAACCAAGTAAACCTCCCGTTACAACATCAGGAAGAGGACCAAAGCTGGCCTTCGTTATTAAATTTCCAAATTTCATCCTCAAGAGAGGGGCGCCCACAATTTGACTGGCGCTGCCACCAGATTGTTCCTGATAAACAGGATATAACATGGTAATTAATCTACTTAATTTATCAAAATTACCCTTGGCCTCTTTATTATCATATGAAGGAACGCCAAATGAAACATTAAGTCTACGCGTAGTATTCTCAAATGTAGCAATTGGGTCCATACGTCCATATACGGAATTTGGTGTCCATTTCGATGTATATTGATCGTCAAAAGCCGTTAAAAAAGCTTTAAAACTAACTACGAGCGGTTTTGATGTCCCTGACGCAACATAGAAAAAAGAAAGCTTTTGTTGTTTTCTGAAATACAGTGTATCAGTTGGATCAAAACTAACATCTTTCGCCGCAAGTTCAGAAGGCGGCGACGATTCACCACCAAATGCAGCCGCAAGGCCTGCACCTATAGTACCGCCAGTCCGAGCACCAGAAGCAATACCTCCTACGGTGTCTCCGATATTAAAATCATCAAAAAATGCCATTATTATATACCTTGTTCTTATTCATTTAAATCTCCTGTATTAGGATCCAACATCTTTTATCATCCCCATTAATCGTCCGGATATGTAAGGAAGTACCACTTCCGCCATGCGATAGCCATCAGCTTCCATTATTACCGTACGCGAACCTCCTCCTCCTCCGCCTCCTTTACCACCAGCCTCAAATGCCTTAGATAATTTAGTAAGTACGTGAATTAGTTTATCCATAAATTGTAGATTCTTTTCATCGACTTTTAGCTTCGCAAGTTGCACAGTATTTTTAAGAATACCTTCAGTTGCCACCGCTGCCGAAGCATCAATTTCAGATACTTTTGTAACCAAATGTGTTACCCGTATGATGCCAGCTGAATCTGGAACATCAAGATCAGCAAGAGCATCAGTCACGGTTAAGAAATTACTTACTGCGCTCGATGTCAAGCTGCCAATACTGGAAAATAAAAAACCAAGAGCATTAATTTCATCTTCCGGCAATAAGGCGAGGGACAATGCCAAAATGGCAAGGGAGCCGCCAATAGCCGCCATACCGGCGCCGAGGACGAGAGCACCGCCGGCCATGAGGAAGGCGCCGAGGAGGGTGGCTGCGCCGGTAAAAGCAGCTAACCACTTCAAGACATCCCATAATTTATCGGTATCAAGACCTTGCAAAGAAGAAAACATAAGACCAAAACCGCCGGCGAGGAGTCCGATGCCGGCAGCTGCTAAACCAATGCCAGCGCCTATTTCCAAAACAGCCACACCAAATGCTGCCATACCACCCGCAGCTCCGCCGGCTGCTGTTCCCAATGCCGCTACAGGGGGCCCCGCGAGTCCGGACGCTAGCGCCTGTGCTTCTGTTGCTGCAGCGACGGCGGCCGTATTTGCCGCTAACGCAGCTTGAATGCCACTAATAGCAGCTATACCAGCTTTCATAGCTGCCATTGCCTTGTATGCTCTTACTACTTTCCATATGATTCCAACGATACCACCAATGACGATGAGATAGGCTGCCCATGTATTATCCGATAACCAATCAACGACAGTTTTTAAGCCGTCCGCGAGCCAGGAGATCACTCTGACTAGATCATCTAATACAGGAGTGAGTTGGAGCAATAAAGCGTTAAATTTTTGACTCCAAGATAAGTTTTTAAAAGCTTCGCTGGAAAGATCTCTTAAGCTCATTTCGCCACCTTCGGCCAAAGCCTGAAGTTCATCGTAAGCTGATAAACTTGTATTAAATAATTTATTGGCCTCGGCCATATCTGTGATACCAGCAGCATTTGCAATTGCTTTTTGCTCAAAACGTCCAAGCTGATTGAAAGATTTTCCAGTGGCCGCAACTCCTTGTATCAATAATCTAACTCTTTCTGATTCTGTGGCAGTAACCATCTGAACTGTATCAAAATAAGCGCCGCCCAAAAGAGCGTTTAAGCTACCAACTTTATCGCCGGCGTCTGCAAATGTATCGAATCCTGCGACGGTATTCAAAAGAGAATCCATAGACATTGCTGTTGCCTTGGCTGCAGCCGAAAGATCTTTAAATTCTTGTTCCATTCTACCGCCATGAGCCATTAAAGTAGTAGCTGCGCGGCCATAATCTTCCATTATTATGTGAGGCGGAACCTTTAATTCCATCGCGAGGCCCCTAAGATTATTTATCAGCTGTTCTGACTCTCTGCCTGTTTTTCCTTGGGCCGCTGTCATGACGTCAAAAGCCGTAGCAAAGCTGCGGGCTTCAATACCAAACATCGCCATGGTTGACGCTGTTGTCACTACACTTTCTTGGACGCTCTGATCATATTGTAAAAATCTTGCGGAGGAAGTGCCCAACTCCTCATAAGTTTGGCCGACGTGCTCGGACGCAATACCAAGTTTCTTAACATTTCTGGTTACCTCGGCAACAGATCTAGTTATTTCTGGGCCCACGCCTAATGTCACCCTTAAGTCAGCGGCGACTTCAGAAAGTTTATTTACATAATCTAAGGCTTGGGCAACGATTTTTGTCATCAGAGAACCAAACATATTCATCGGATTCATTGTTTCCTTAATGTTCGAACCAATTTCAGACATTGCTTGACCGAGATTAACACCCTTGTCAAGAGCATTAATTAGACTACCAGTGAGGCCGGCCGCTCTCCAATTATTATCGATACCAAGAATACTTCCGGCCGTCTGACCAAATGCCGAACCAAGATCTCTTGCCGCTTCTGTGCTCTGCATAAGCGCAGCCGTCATATCAGCTTGAGCCTCAGTTCTGCGCATCGTATCTCTTATTTCTTCATCGCTAGCGCTCTTAAGAAATTTAAAATGCTCTTGTTGTGCTTCTGTAAGTTTTCCAAGCGCTTTTCTTTGCGCAAGAATCCATTTTTTACGTTCAACAGAGTCGGCAGCGCCGGATTGCATAGCGCTTATTCTTAGTTTGTTTTGCTCACGTAGAGCAGTAATCTGCTTTTCATACTCTTTTATCTCTATATCGATAAGCTTTATATTAGATTGCGTAATCTTAGCAATCTCTTTTTTAAGAGCAATCTCTTTTTCTAGAGAAATATTTGCATCATCTCGCGAAGCCATTCAGATAAACCCTTACTTAAAGGGCCACTTGATACCTGTGACCCGTTCAAAATTTCTTGTTGCGTTATTAAGCAATGCCTTACTATGATATGTACGTGGATCATTTAGGCCATACTGTAGGTATGCGCCCATATATTTTTTTTCTTTAACCAAGGTATCCAAAAAACTTTGGATATCTTGTTTTGAGCCCTTCACAGTCGTTGGCAAGCTAATACCGCCAAACATGGCACTCAGAATTCTCTTTACTTTTAGACCCAGGTTACCAAGTGTTCGGCCGGCCGCCTCATCGATTGTACTTTTTGTTAAATCAATTTCAATAATTTCCACGATTAAACCTCATAACGCTATTATAAATAGTATTTTAATGAAAATAAAGACTGTTAAGATAACGTATGAGTTTGTTTGCCGGAAGAGGCACCTTTACCACGGGCTTTCTCAATTTGCTCATGTTCATATTCTTTTTGTTGATTTAGCCTTTCTGTAAACCAATTTCTTAGTTTTACAGGCAGGTTATAAATCTCAATAAAGCTCCAATTTCCATGATATTTGAGAGCGAATGCTTGTTCGTATAAATGCTTTTGATAATTATGATCTAGGCCAAAAAAATTCCGTAGTAAACGGCACCTCCATATCTTGGGAATGTCCACATTCAAAACACTCAAAAAATTGAGTCAAGTCGACATTGGGTACTATTTTGGAATAATGATTACGTAAATATTTTGAATCAAAGGCTGGCATTACATTAATAAATTCTGCAATAAGGTTTCTATCCTCGACATCATTTACTGCTACAATATACGCCTTAAATTGATCTGTTAGGGTAAATTCATTTTTATTCTTTTTTGAACTTTGTAAAAGTCTTTTTTCATCGCGTCCGGTTAAAAGCCTGGTTTCAACAACCGCTTTTGATCTAGGAAGGGTAAAAGCAAATGTGCCACGCTCTGTTACTTTGGCTTCTCCAAGATCTAGATCATCAGGGGTTTTTGTTGTATTATCCTCTAAATTAAATGTAAATTCTTGTGCTGCCGCGCATGCTGGACATGTAACAGAGGCTTTATATTCGGCGCCATATGCCGAAATTCTACTGGCTACAATTAATGCATTCTTATCTCCAATACATAAATCTTCCAGTCGAACGCCGGCTGTAACGATAAGCGATTGAAGCATTCTATCAAGAGCGACGCCCTTTTTAAGAAGAGATTTATTAACTAAAATATCTTCTTCTTTCGCTGTCATTAATTTAATTTCCACCTCTTCTTTCATATGAAGTGGATGTCCTTGCGGATAAAAACGTCCCTTTGTTGGTAAATCAACCAGCTCAGTGGGTACAACAAAGTGTAAACCGCCAGAAACATCTGCTGCTTCAACGGTCTCATCTGTTATATCATTGTGGGGGACGTTTGGAGTAGGCGCCTGAAAGCGGGCGCTATTATCTCTAACTGTCATGAAAACCTCTTTTTTGTATTAGTTATGAAGACTCACCACCGGTATCGATAGTATTTGGAATGAATGCCGACCCAATAATATCTTTAGCGAGACCCAGGCCGGCAGAATTGTTAATAATCTGACTAATTCCATTACTCTCGCCGCCGGCTTTGGTCATGTAGGCAAAGTCATATTGAAGAGTCATACTAACTGTAGTAAGCTCTTCATTGCCATAATCCAGTGATCCAAAATCAACAGTACCTTGAATAAAAGGATTAATTAATCTCCATTGATCAACTATTCTTTGTAGTGGGGGTGTCGTAAGATCAAAATTTGGGGGAATACCAAGTTGCGAGATCGTAACATCGCCTAAAACGCCAACCATCGATCCTTTAGTAAGATTTGTTGCTGCTGCATTTGCGGCGACGGAAGCACCGCCGGCCGGCACCTCGTAACCAGCCAATCTTAGAAAAGACATGACTGTCGCAGACGAGTCAGTCGGACTGACAGGATCAACTAATGTTAAACTAATTGGTGACCAAGTAACGCGACCAGGATAATTAAAAGTATGATTAATGTACTGATGGGGAGTGCTGGAAACTTCAAATTTAGGTTTATCAACGGATTTAACAAGCCACTTGATATTATCAAAATTAGATATGCTGACAACAAATCTAAAATTTCTTTTTGGCTCAACTGCGGGGCTATCCCAGAAATTATCGAACGATCCCATTTATTTAAAGTCTCCCTGTATGATACTAACTCATTTATAATTAGTTGTTAAATTGTTTTTAATCTTCGAAAGATGCTCCACTGCGTGTAATTAAGAAATCAATCGCAATAAATTCAATTGCCTTGGCAGGTTTCAAGAATATTTTTGCGTACATAATGTTTCTATCACGCATTTCCGGAGTGGTCGTTGACTCATCCAAAATGAGTTTGTAATCTTCAAGACCAAATTTTGATTGAACATCTTTAAGAACCGGATTTGCTGCGCCGACGAAACGGGCCCAAGTTGAGGGAACGTTTTGATCAAATAAAACCAGGTTTGCAATTTGAGAAATTCTCTTTTTGAGATAAATCATCAAGCGACGAACATTAATTCTATCTAGCGCCGATTGCTCAAGCTGTAGTGTCTTCTGTCCAAAGACCACAATTCCTTCTGCCGGAAAAGAAGCAATCGGATTGATTCTAACATCATAAAGATCATCTCTTTCACGCGAAGTAAGTTTTCTGCGAACATTTGTTATCGGAATACCGGCAGCACCCTTGCTCAAGCCGCCTCGATTAAAGCCGGCTGGAGCAAACCAAAGTTCACTTCTTGCGGCAGAACTACCCATTGTTCCCAAAGCAGCTACAGAAGATGGAATCCACAACATTTGGCCTGTGCCCCCATCAACTGTCTGTACCCACGGGAAGAAGGCGCAGCCATAACTTGAATTTGTAGATCTGGCTCTCATACTAGCAACGGCTTGAGCAACATCCGGAACTGCTGGATATGAAGTTGAATCTGGATCACCTTCCTGTACTGGTACGTAATCATTTTCTACATCGATGATCGCCAGAGCATCGCCCCGGTCTTCACAAACTTCGATCAAACGGTCAGTAAACGCCGGCACGTAAACACCAGGTATCGTCGCAAGATTACATTCTACAACTTCTGGATCCGCAATAATATTGATTGCTCTATTCACCGAGGCGCGTGCATAATTTGTAACATCGGTGGTGCCGCGGCCTCCGGTGGAGGTGACCCCATCTAATACGGTATTGCGGAATGGATCACGATCTGTAATATCAAGACCATCAAAACCTCCATGTAATACTGTGGTAAATTTACTAATCTTGTTTGTATTGATCAGTGCGGACGAGCCGGACTTGGCAGTCCAAGACGTACTGCTGGCGCGGGAGCCGGATTCATAATACCAAGAATCACCATCGGCTTTTGTTGAGCTATTCTTGCCGCCAGAACCTGTTTTAATTAGATTATCTAATGTAAATACATATTGATACTTGACGGGCGTCGCGATGGTGGAGCCCGGGGTCCAACTATCAAGACCCATTGGCTTAGCTCGAACCAGATCTAAAGTGCCTTCATCAAATCTAGTTTTTGAGCCGGCTTGATTAACATTCACACCGAAATACGCATCTCGGGGGTCAATAAAGCCCATATCGCTCGAAGAACCAATAAGAGCCAAAGATGGGGAGGTAAAGCTGCCAGTCATGCCCTCGGTGTCGGTGCCGGGGGAGGTGGCGCAACGAATGTACGTTAACGGCATTTCATAGCCCTTGGCAATAAAGCCGGCGTCTTGGGTGTGAGGGTTCCGGCCGGTGGTAGCAATCTCAGCCGACACGCTCGTGAGCGAGCTGGAGACCATTGTCCAAGTCTTATATGTTAGCGGCCCTTTTACACCAAATGGCATGAGTTCCGCGTTCAAAGTACCAGCATCCACATCAGAATCCATTTCTACACGAATGTATTTGGAAACATTATTGTAGTTTCCATAATGTACGAGCCTCTGAGTTACTGAATCGTATTGAAATCTTTTATCGCCGATTTTACGTGCTATATAATTCGGAGATTGAGGATTTAAATTACAATTAGAGAAAGTCTCTAAAACTTTCGGACGTATATCAGTATCGCGCAATTGGCGAACTTCCAGCGTGAAAGAAGGGTAAGGATCTACTGATTTTTCTTGAGCACTTGGAGATCTTAAATCACGAATTGAAATTTTAATTTCTTTTTGTGTTTGCTCTCCATTTGCTGTCAGGCCATGAACTCTGAATAAGTTCTCCGTATGGACCGCTGGATTAAATGTAACAGCGGGAGCACTAGTATCTTGTGAAATAAACCAACCAGTGGCGGCAGCTTGAGGGCCTTTATCTGTCGTCGTAAGTCCCAAGAAATCTGCGCCATCGATTGAGCCCGAAAGAAGACCTAAAATTATACCATAATATCCGTCTGAACTTGACAATGCAGCAACAGCTTTTTCATAAGTTTCTCCTAGCCAATAATCAATTCTTTTTTCCGATGATACGGTGCCCGTATTTATTCTTGTTGGATCCGTATTAAAGGCGGCCCGAATATAATTTGAACTGGTTCGAACAAAATCAACGCTTTTTGTTTCCACAACTCCATTGGCGCCTGTTAAAGCAATCTTAAATTGTGGTGGATTTCCGGCCGTACCGACTGAGTTAATAAAAATTGCATTCCCTCGTTCGTTGCCGGCGGTACTGACAGCGCGAACAGAGCCAGATAAAACAGGAGTAGACCCAGTACAATAAAAAACCGCAGCAAGAGTACCAGTGACGGCCGTGTCGTACGAGGCCGATGGACAAATCCACAAACCATAAGCGCCGATGCCGTTGTCGTCACTGGATAAGCCGCCCGGTGACCAACCGGCTGCTCCAGCAGCTTTAGTGGCTCCGGCATTAACTGATTGTGCTCCCAATAAACGTACAAACGTTATTGGGCTGTTATTGGCCAGATATGCTTTTGCAGCATATGTAGCATACATGGGACTGGTGAAATTTCCGTTTCTCCATACATCAAGCGACGTACCTCCAGGTACAGTATCTCCAAATATTTGGACAAATTCATCATAAGATCTAATAACTGTTGGTACAAAAGCCGGTCCCATGGCGGTTCGGCCAATAATGACGGGTCCCTGAACCACATTTCCTAAATTTGGTACTTGAGATTGGTCGACTTCTGTTATGAAGACTCCAGGTGACACAAAACGATATTTATCTGCCGGCATTATTAATTTCTCCTTAAAAAAGCTTTGATGTGGAAATAGCTATAATAAATAGTAAATAAATAACCAAAAAGAATTTTATCAAGATTTATAGAAACTATCTTTGCCCGTAGGATTAGGAACTTCAAAAACAACTCGCTCGCGACCAATTTTAATTTCGACTGCGTTTTGCGTTTTGGTGATCTTGGGAAGATTTTCATTTGGGCCGGCGCCGTGGATATAACCAAGAACTCTTAAGCTCAAGGTCATTTTGAATTTACGCTCCTGTTCTTCTAAAGTTGATATGGTGTTATCTACCGCATAGTCAGAATCCAAAAAACCTTCATATGAGTGGCCATTGCGACTCAAAATAATATAATTTGATGCGTTTGTCGCATCAATCATATATGCAGCAATATCATTCATTTGTTGTTGATATTCAGTGAAACACTCAACTTCATAGTTGATTTCCATGTAAGACGGCGCCGGTATTGTTATTGTTTCATATACAACCTTTTTGTTAATACGTTTAAAATTCTTGTCGCCGGCATCATTGCTTTTACGGAAAGCATCTGCTGTTGCGAACTTATTTGTATCATCTTGTGCTATACGTCGAGCGATGATAACATCTGACTCTCCTGCTTGCCGCAATCTATCAAGTGGCGAAAATAACTTTCCTCGCTTGGTGCGATCTTTTGATATTCCTCTGCGCTCAATTGTTACTGCGGGATAGACGACGGCGCCGAGATCGTCACTTTTCGCAATAAATGTTTCATCGTCAGTCCAATTCCTGTCTTTTCTATTAAATGCGCGCTCAATGCCAACCCAAGAAACTGGAACCAATCTAAAACCTTCATTTGAATAAGTTGAAATATTTAAATTTTGAAAAAAATTATAAACAGAAAAATCAATATTTTCCAAAGTCGAAGGCATAAATATCTGCTCTTCTACCCTATCAGGCTTTTCTACTTCCGTATAAGAATAATCAATATCTTTTCTTCTATCTACCATCAAAAAGTCCCTTTCTCGCTCTCACACATTTAGCGGTAATTTCAAATCTATGATCAGCTTGTCCAAATAATTGTTTAGGTTCATTTAAAGTAACAATTTCATAATAAAATTTACCATATAAAACAAAATCACCTTCTCGAATAAATATATCTTGATCTTCTGTTAATCTTCTTTTGTGAAAATGAATATTTATCGTCGTAATGACATCCAATCCGTATTTATCAGTTGTCGTTTGTAATCCTTCCCAATCAACCAAAGCAAATACCCTAACCGGTGGTAAAAATGTTTTTTCTATCGCTTCACCATATAAAGAATGATAATCCGTTGTTGTAACATCAATCGCATAATACAAAACTTGTTGACCAATAATTCGCTCAACTAATTCATCGTTAACCTGCTTTACAAGATCACGCTCTTTTTTGTTTAAAAATAAAGGCGGGGGTGGATCTGCGGGTTGTGACCATTTATTACTATCTGACACTTACATCACCCCACATATACGCCATATGGTATAGTCTTTAGCATATTATTGGTCGATTGGGCCATAGTAGCCTGGTCTTCCACAATTTTACTATACGTTATTTCGGCCAATATAGTTTTAAGCTCTTCTCTCAGCTTATCTTGCTCTTCTTTAGCTTGAGCGGCCAATTCAGAAGCATTCAACGTGACTGATTCTCCTGGTATCGGAATTGTCGTAAATTTACCTCTTATTTGCGCCAATATCTCCTTGGCCAAAGAAAAAGCAAAGCGTCGAATCCACTGTTTACCAATTGAATTAATGTTTTGGTATGGAATATTTGCAAAAGGCAATGTATTCATATTATTGATTCCATTAACTCCAGTATCCACACTACCGGTAGCTTCCGTCCATGGATCACTCTTGATTGTAAAATCAACATACATCTTTTTAGGAGAATAATCGCCTGGACGCGGAAAGACTCTTATTTTATTACTCTTAATCTCATAAGAATAATGAGAATTTCTTGTATAAATTGCGTCTTCGTACGCCATAGATTGAAGTTTGTTTTGCCACGGTGGAATAACTTCAAAAGTAGAATCATCGGCGTACATGCCGTATGTCGACATATTACCAATTGCGTTAATTCCGCCATAATAGCCGAAAAATCTCCACATCGCGTGTGGTGTTTTATAAAAAACTCGACGAACTGTTACCCTATTTGTTCCTACTTTTCCATAGAATGAAGAGCTGGCATCGTTGGCTGAAGACGAAGCTATAATTTCTTGTAAATCATAATCTTGCTGACCACTTACAATTGCAAATGAGCCAGAATAAATTGGCTCTGTGCCGCCAATACCAACTTCTGTTGCTGTTTTGTCGGCAATTTGTCTTGCGTAGCCAAAATCAAATTTAGGATATTTTAAACTGGCGCTTAACGCAGCAACAGAAGTTTCTTTTATTTCGCCATCATGATCAAATGTGCCAGTAATAGCACCAAGAACCGATCCAATCGCATTTTTAGCCTGGTGTATATTGACTAGATATGAATACTCTAAAACAGCCTCTTCATAGGCCGCAAAAACGTTTTTTTGCGTTAATTCAACGTTTAGGACATCGCCACCAAGCTTTCGATAAGTATAATTAACTTGTTCGGCGGCTCCAGAAACGAAATCTGTATTTTCTACATATATGCCATACGGATAATTAGCAGCACTGGCAGCTGAAGTTAAAGATCCCGTCTCCGGTAATGTTATAGCTGGTGTTGTTGACGTCGGCGTTAATGTAGGTACAGCCATTCATTTGTTCTCCGTGGATTACTAATATAAATAGTATCTGCTGGGAGTATCAAACTTTTTTAGTTGTTTTCTCGGCCACAGATCTTGAAAGATCCTTTTTTACAGGGGCCTTTTTTACAGGGGCCTTTTTTACAGGGGTCTCGACAGTTTTTTTTGGAGGTGCCGGTGGCGCTGCGACAACTGGAGCTTCTTCAACAACTGGCGTTGCTGCAGCTGCTTGTCTCGCTAATAATCTAAGTCTTTTCTTCTTTCTACCCATGATAATAGGCCTCCTATTTCCTTATAAATAGTTGATTATAAAACAAAAATCTCAAAAATTGACTGCGAAAAAAAATTGACCAATTGAGTTTTCATAAAAAAACCCCGCCAAGGAAAACCAAGGCGGGGTATACTATAATAATAAAAGTTGAATCTAAATCTAAGCTGACCCAGCGCAGCCTTGAGAGCCAGTTACAAAAGTCCAAGCATAACCACCAGATCCAGACATACAAATATAAAATCTTTGACAATTTCCATCTGTCTGTATTGTCATTGTGCCCAGTGTATTTATGTTACAAGAACCAGTCGAAGCTACGGGAAATTGAGATCCTGACAGGCTTGTTCCGCTTGAGCCCGAAATTGAAGAGGCACCATAAGTTGTCTCTCCTTCGGATCCGCTAACAGTAGTCTGACTACCACTAATTGTTGTTTCGCCTGCTGACGATGATACGTTAATCGGCATCTTCTTCTCCTTCTTCTATTTCCTCTAAAACAAATTTATAAAGTTTTCCATTCTGATTATTCTTTATAGACAAATAATTACTTTCCTCTACAATTGTCCAATCACCTCTATCATTCTTTAGTTGTAAATCTTGTGTGTATATATTCGCAAATCTGTTATCGCGTGATCCTAAATTTGCGGCGCCGTTACTGGTTGGCCTAATATTTGCTTGTATTAAGATATCTTGTACTACTGCTTCTATTAGTGCTCGTATTCTTAGAGTACCGATTTTTTTGGCCATTAACTAATCCCTCCCTTGTTCCTCACACTAATAAGTAGTCTTCGATGTGGGCATGCTCTCAATTTTTATAAAAAAACCCCGATCTCTCGAAAGAAACCGGGGCATATCAAACTACGCTAATTGTTATTAGCCGGTGCCAGACTCACCAAGGAGTCCGCGGACAACAACAAGGCCATACATATCAGGTCGGACCATCTTCTTAGCGTAACGAGTCATCACGCCCTTACGGGGCACGAAGTCTTCGGTACCGAAGATTGTCGGAGTGACCTGGAGAGGTACGTACGGGGCATATACATAACCCGTTTCGAGGAAACTGCCACCCTTACGGCCGACAAGAACCAAGTTACGCGGGAAGTACGGATCAACCCAGAGGTCCCATTTCTTGGAAATGGATCCAACGTTGACAGCACCAACAGTACCACGATCAGCATCAGCTGTAACGTTAGCACGGAAACCAGCAGTAAACTCAAGGATGTTAGCAACTTCAGGTGAGGTCACCAAGAAGTTAGCTCCACCACGTAGAGTCTTTCTGTGGATCTGAGCGCTTACGTCATTAACGGTCTCGACAAGAGTCTCATACCATTCGCTGACCGTACCAGTGAAGTCAGGAGCAGCTGCGCTAGCACCAACTTCTAGACCAGTTGTACGATTAACGAAAAGTCCCGGGGAGCGCGACCAGTAGTATGTACCAGCTGTAGCACCCTGAATAAGATCGTTAACGATTTCGCGGTCAATCTCAAGAGCGATCTGCTCAGAAAGAATCTGAGTAAGCTCAACCTCGGCATCAAGGTTATGATAAGCATTTAGGTCTTGACCTAATTCCGGAGACCACTTGGCCTTCAGTTTCTTGGTCATCGCCGTAACAGCAATACTGTCGACTTTGATATCAATCTCGGGAATGGTATTCTTAACATTTCCATCAAACTCATTATCAGGAACATTGCCAGCACCCTCCAAGGGGAAGATATCGCCGACGACGGCGCCAACAGCAGAAGCTTGATCGTAATCATCAGCAACGGGATAAGTCAAAGCAATTGTACCAGAAACAGCATCAAAGGTAGCTGCAGGACCAGCCAGAGTAACAACCAATCTTTCAGTTCCGCTGACGGTAACAAGTTTAGTCAAACGACGAACAAGCTGAATGGTCGTGGAGGCGGGCGGGTCTTCGGCGGCATCTAAGACGAAGCCATTAATTGCCGAAGCCGAAATAGCAATTAAGTTCTTGCGATTAAGCGGACCAGAATTATTACCATCAGAAGAATAATCATCACTACCGGGCACACTCATTGTAATCTGCAGATAAGTATTAGTACTATCAGCAAGAGTATCCGGATCCCAACGAAGAGAAGCCAGCTGAGCGGCACCAGCCGTAGTACCATTAAGGTTGGCCAGGTCCGCCATC